TCAAATGAGAACCGCTTCATATGTGGAACGGTTGCATCGGTATGTGCATGGACTGGGATATCAGCCTTATCACATAGAGCAAAGAAATATATATCTTCGCCCATAAAATTCTTTCCGTGACCTAGGTCAGAGAATAGTGGTGCATCTGGAGTTACTTCTCTAATCCTATCAACAACACTTCGGTGCATAAGAACGAATCCCATTCCTGCTGCTCCGACTTTAATCAATTTATCTTTTGGCAAAGGATGCACACGCTGGATACCAACAGTATCATCCTTTGCTACAAACCAGAACAGTGTTGGCATTGGTTCCATTAATGGTTCTTCAGGATGGTCAGTAGTAAAATAAACTCCAGTTACAATAGGACGCTCCTTTGCGTCTTTATTATCCCATAGGAGTTTAAACTTAGCTGGACTGATAACTACATCTGAGTCAACCCAGAGAATCCAGTCTGCCTTATTACCATCATACCAGTGTTTGATAACTCTATCTCTTTGTCTAGCAATCTGATTGCCTTGAGAGCGTAGAGTTGTAACAACTTCTACTCCAGAGTGAAGCATTACATCTGTAACACCTTGCATGAATTTGCCATCAACCATACCATTATCGCACCAAGCGATAGCCAATTTGTCGTTCATATGTCCCCTTATTTATTACTTTACCACTTAACTTTATCTGCCCAATAAGCAGCAGACATTTTACCTTTAGCGATGTTCTTAGCATGTCTAGCTTTAAAAGCTTTATTACGTGCAGAGCCATCAGGTGAACCCTTAACACCTTGTTGACCAAAGTGAATTGTTTTTACTTTCTCTCCTACTTTAGCTACAACTACATGTGACTTAGTAGGGTGATTAGGAGTTCGTTTAGGTTTATTAAACCCAGATACTCCAGCTCTTTTTAGTCTAGGGTCTTTCATTTCTTCTTTGATTTTCCAGCTTCAGATAGTGCAATAGCAACTGCTTGCTTACGAGATTTAACTAGTGGTCCTTTTTTAGAACCTGAGTGCAGTTTACCTGCAGCAAATTCTCGCATTACTTTAGCTGTTTTCTTAGCTGCTTTTGACTTCTTCATTATTTAGCCTTCTTTACTCCAGAGACTTTCTTTAAACGAGGATTAGCAGCAACTGCTTTCTTGCTTGCCTTGCGAGCAGAAGCAGCAAGGATTGCTCCAGCGCGAACCATCGATACACCCTGCTTGCTCGCTATTTTCTTTTGAACTGCTTTGAATCCAGGATGAGCTTTCTTCATTTATTTCTTCTTGCCCATCTTCTTAGGCATAGCCTTCTTCTTTGCGCCGTATTCCTTCATGCGCTCTTTCATACCTTCGCCTTTTTCGTGCTTCTTCATAGCACCCTTAGACTTGTACTTTTCACCTTTTACTGACATTAGATATCTCCTATTTCTTTCATGACTTCTTTTACGCCATTGTTTACTTTATCTGCTCGAACCATTGTATCAGCATTGTATGCTGTACCCAATGTTTCACTTGCCTTATAAGCAGCTTCAACCTGAATTGGATGAGTTCCATTCGGTTGAATACCATCTTGTCTTGCCTTGCGATAAAACGCTAAGCGGTCATTCCATTTCTTGTCAGAAATATCCCGTCCTGCGTCACCTGTATTAAGTTGTATTCCTTGAACTTTACATCCAAAGCATACATCTGGACCTCCACAATTGGTGTGGTCTACTGGGCCTTCAGCCTCATAGAACCAACCTTCTGTTGAAGTCGCATCACACTTAGTACAACCATAAAGGGTAGTTACCCAATATACTTTCTTGCCATCTTCTGAAGTACGTGATTCATCCTTAAGTACTTTAGAAACATGTTCGTGGTCAGATTGCTCTGAAGTTTGCTTCTGTGACACCTATGCCCCCTGCAATTAGTGATGTTCTTTCTGCTTCAGTTACTTGGTGTTCGTGTCCACCTAAGTAATACTTATCATAAGAATCTAGTTGTTCTTGTGTAAACATACGACCAGTGCTGTATGTAGAGCCACTCTTAACAACAGTCAATCCTCTATTAAGTTTATAGAAGTAGAACAAACGATGTTGTCCTAAAGGACCTTCTTCTACTACTGGAGTAGTAAACATATAAGCTGTCATTGTTCTCCTTAATGAACTTACCGTAATGCTGGAGCCGAAACCCCAGCACTACTGTCAATCAATTAAGCGATTGATGAACCTGATTCGATGCGGTATAGAGCCTCTTCGCGGAAGCGAGCAAAGCCTAGAACGCCGTACCATCCGATTGGACGGAAGCGGTTCAACTTATCAGTAACTGGACCGATAACTGTGTGTGGCTCTTCTGCCACTGCCTCTGCAAGAGCTTGTTGTCCTGCAAGGATTGTGCGGTACACCTTTGCAGATGAAGCACCATCAGTTGCTGAATATAGACGTGGAGATTCTACGAAGAATGCACCCTTGAAACGTCCGATTTCTCCAGCCCAGATGCGAGATTGGTCAATGCCGTAAGCATTTGGAACCAACCAGCCAGCTGAACCTGATTCTAGCATTAGGTCGTGTGCAACTTCTGGGTGGATACCAGCCCAGTATTCCATACCACGCTTGCCTGATGCCTTGTTAGCACGAAGCTTAGATACAGCCTTACCGATATTAGCTGCAGACAAAGTTGCTGCTGCTGTAACAGTTGCTGTTGATGTAGCTGTTGAACCTGAGTAGATTACATTTGAACCGCCACGAAGTGCTGTCATAGCAAGTGCGTCGATTGAATCTGCTTGGTTACGAGCCATAAGAGTTACGATGTCTGGGTCAACCTCAGTTAATGAGAATAGCTTCAGAGCACGTGTGTTAGTTGTAGCATTACCAAACTCTTGCATTGTAATAGTTACAGATGTAGGAGTTCCAATTGCAACACCGTCAATGTCTGAAGTTTCAGTCAGAGCAGTTGTAGCATTTGTTAGGTCTGCATACTTTTGTAGAACTACAACGTTACCGTTGTTAGTTGGGGAAACTGGACGCTTATCTGCAACAGAACGAATAAGAGGTTCGTCGCGTAGAGCAAATTCAATGAACTTGTCATACGCCTTCTGTACTAGACCTGCGCTACCAGCGGTTCCACCTAGAGACGCTGAGTCTGTTGATGTATATTGTGTAGCCAAGTTGTCACCTCCATGTGACTAGGAACTATGAATTATTCCGAGAATAAGATGCGACGAAGTTCATCTTCGCTCTGCGCATTTTCAATACGCATTTCCATATCTTCGCCTCGGTCTGGTGTCTTTGCACCTTGAGAGATTGTATCTTGTTGGCTTAAAGCCTGACGATTTTCATCACTCACACTAGGTGCATCCTTAGCATTTAATTGAAGTCCGAATAAATCAGCATTATCATCGAGCCAGTTATTCACTGCATCTTCGCTAATGTCCTCAATATCCTTAAGAATCAATCTAGCTGCCTTGGTATTTACACCCTTCTTTTCTAGGACTTGCTTAACGGTTTGCTCACGCTGCGCCTTGGTATAAGTCTCAAGTTGCTCTGTAAGTTCTTTGATTCGTTTCTCATCTGCACGCTTAGCTTTACGTAACTTCTTTACCAAGTCACTGCCATCGTTGCTGACTACTTCGTTATCAAAGTCGTCGTCTTCATCATCCCAGTAATTGTTGCTCATAGCAACCATCCACCCTTCTATTCGTTGTTAGTTCGCAGACCTCAAATTCATTCGGGGAAATGATTTGGCTTCTGCTCTCGGTCTTGTACACTGCATGGGGCCGATAGGTCCATGTCAGGATTCTATTAGAAAGCTCCTGCTGAGGATTGCTTATTCAGGTAGCTTGTTGATAGTGAGCCTCTGGAAGTTCCAGATGAACCACTAAATGCTGCTATTTCAGCTTGGCTTAATTGCTTACGCTTGCGTTGTGCTGAAGCTAAGCTATTAAATACTTCTTGTTCTGCAGCTGATTGGTCGTATGTTCCAACTGTAGTGCCATAGATTTGGCTAAGCTTTTCAGCTGTTGGCATGATATCTGCAATAGTTGCATATCCACGTTGAGCTGTAGCTTGGTCAACACCTTGTGCTGCTAGTTGTTCAGCTACTGATACGCCAGTCTCTAGACCTTGAGTACGTGCTGCTGAACCAATTTCAGCTGCAGTTACTTGGCGTTGAATCTTAGTTAGTTGTGTTGCTGGGTCTAGAACATAAGCTACTAGGTCAGTTGCTCCAATACCATAGTAATCTCTTAATGTATTAGCTACATCAGGGTTAGCATTTTGTACGCGTTGTACTGCCATTTGAACACGAGTTGAAAGCTCTGAAGGAGCCACATCGTTAGCAATAAATTGGCTAACATATTGGTCAGTATCAAATTGAGTTAAGCCATATGCTCTAAGAGTTTGGCGATATGCATCTTCTACGCTTAGATATTCAGCTGGAGTAAGAGCTTTTAGATTGTTCTTAAGACGAATATCATTAGCTGCAAAGCGTTGTTTGTATTCATCTGTCTTTTGTAATTCAAGTGTAATAGTATCTGAGCCATATCCAGCTCTTGCTAGTTCCATAATCTTAGGAGCTAGAGTTGTTAAACCATATTGAGCAAATCTATCTGATAGGATAGTTCCTATTGACTCACGAGCTAGAGTCTCTTTAGCTGCAGCATCAGCTGCTGCTTGTGCAGCTTGTGCATTTGCAGTCTCTTGTGCAGTTTTAAGTGTTGCTATTTGAGTTTGCAAAGCTGCTAGTTGCGCTGCATTTTGTCCAGTAAGTGCAGCAATTTGTGCTTGCAATGCAGCATTCTGAGCTTTAAGAGCATCTGTTGCTGAGGTATCTACGGCTGCAGGAGCAGGAGTATATGCTGCAGTTGTTGGAGTATATACGGTTTTACCGCTAACATCAGTCCCTACAGTTACAAAGGGATTACCTGACATTGGATTATATGCTGCCACTTTATCCCACCAATCCGAAGTCGCGTAGAACCTTTAATGATAATGTGTCTACTGTTTGTCTTGCATTATTAGTTTGTTCCCAACGAGGGTCATTGCGTAGTTCTTGTTCGAATTGCCACAATGGTTTAGCTGCAGGCTTACCGCTAGCATCTACGAATTGTAAAGCCTTACGAAGTGTTGGGTCATTATATGAAATACTATCAGCATCAATCTCTAGTATGTTAGCCATTGCTGATTTATATGATGATGCAAGGGCATCCATAGATACACCCTTATTGATTTGCTCAGCATATGATGGGAAAGCGCTAGCTGCATCTTGACGAATCTTAGCTTGAATATCATATACAGTTTGAGTTCCAGCGAATAGTGCTTGAGACCATGAGTTTAAAGCTGATTGAGTGTATGACATACCTAAAGTGTTAGCATAGTCATTAAGACTTTGTGCATTTCCTAGGGTAGTTCCACCAAACTTGCTTGTCATTCCAGCTGCAGTTAGGTCTAGCTGTACATCAGATAGCCCTCTATCGAATGCATCTGTAATAATAGAATCTAATTGAGCTTGTGATAATGCTACACCCTTTTGAGCAAGGCGTTGTTGTTGTTGAAGCTTATATGTTTGAAGCTCTTGAGCGTATACTCCAGGTTGATTAACCTTCTTCTTAGTACGGTCTTGAGCTAGAGCATTAAGGTTTTTATAGTAATTAGTCTTGTAGAATTCTAGTTCAGCTTGTGTAGCATCGCCAGCTGATGCTAAATCATATACCTTTTGTAGTTCAGGATACGCACCAATAAGACCTGCTAGTAAACCATAGGCTGTAATATCACTATTAGTTGTAGTATCTGCCATTATTTACTCCACTTATTTAATAGACCCATGAAATCTAGGCTTTGCTTTTCTTGTACATCTTGAGGTGCTTGCTCTGTTAAGCTCTTCTCAATAGTAGCCTTAGCCTTTTCAGCACTATATCCTGGAGTAGTTGTAGAGATAGTTTTGCCACCAACAACCTTAGTTGTAGTAACAGTACCCTCATCAATCATTTTCTTGATTACATCATAAAATTGACGTTGTTCATCAGCTGTAGCCTTACGACCAAGGAAGTTAGTTACTGTAGTATTGATTAGATTCTGTACTTCTTCTGGTTGATATAGATACTTAGATACGCTAACACCAGTTCCACCAGTCTTGCCTTGTCCTTTAGCATAGAATCCAAGTGCTTGTGCTGGAGTTACCTTCCAAGTTCCACCTGAGTTATTGAAGTACCTAGCTGAATCATCTACCGCCATTTCGTATAAGGTTACTGCTTTGCTGCTTCCAGCTGCATCACCCATACCATTTGCTCTAAGTACTCCATCCCAGCTAGCACGGAAGTTAGCATCGGTATAGTACATGTTCTTAGCATCTACTACTGACATGGTATCTGTAGGCATATTAGCCTTAGCACCCTTAGGAAACTTTAGTTCTTTCTTTCCAGAGCCAGTTCCCATCCATACTTGTCCAGTAGTAGGAGTATCTGAAGAACCATTTAGTACATCTAATGCATTCATTTATATACCTTTCGCCAGGTCATCGTTCTCAAGCATGCGATTAAAGATTTGAGAGAATGATGGATACTGGTCAACTAATGCTGAAGTAAACTTATCCCATAAGTCTTTAACATCTTGATTATCTTTAGCGTTTAAAGTCTTGTATGTTCTTGATGCTAGTAAGCCACGAACATACTCTCTACCCTTTAGGTAGTCAGACATAGCGCTCATATCTTCGCGTCCTTGTGTACGAGAATCATTTACCATATTGGTTGCAAACTTTAGGAAGTTACCAATTTTGTTGGTATCAATCTTTCCTCTAGCTTCAGCCCAATCTGGATTCTCATCAATAAGAGCGTTAGTAAACTTATCCTTTAAATCCTTTAAGTCTTGCGCATTCTTAGAATTGTAGCTAGTTAGACCACGAGCTCTAAGCTGAGCATCTAGAATTTCCTTACCTTTGTTGTAGGTAATCCAACCCTTCTCAGTTTCTGTTTGCTTAATAGCTGTGTAAGGGTCTTGAGATTCACGCATTTTGGTTGTGCTACCAGGAGCTACTGGAGTATTGCGTTGTCTCTCATATACTGCTGGAGAGAATGCGCCTTGTCCTACATCTCCTACGATAAACCAACCATAGTCAGGATTCTTTGCAATCAAATCTTTTAATTGATTAGTGCGCTTATCAGCTTCTACAGTAGCAGCAATACCAGTATTGTTCTTTGATAGGCTAGTGCTGAAGATAAAGTAATCTTCTCCATAGGTATCGTAGAAATTCTGAGATGCGTTCTTAGGGTCTTCTTGACGCATACGATGGAACTCATCAATATAGAATTGATATGGTGAGCGTGTATTCGTAGCGAATGGAAGGACAAGCTTCGAAGCAGCTTCTAATGCTAGAATCTTCTTAGCCTTATCATTAATCTCTTGTGCTGTTGGAGCAGTATCGCGTACTCCAGCATCAAACTTATGGTTCTCTTCCATAGCAATAAGAACTGTTAAGTTTCTACGAGTTGGGTCATTCTCATTGAATAGTGCTAGAATTTTCTTAGCACCTGGAGATTGAATCAACATATCTTGTGCTGTTCCAGCTGGGGTTGTACCCATTGGACCATACGGTAGAATCTCTTTAATAAGCTTAGTTTGCTCTAGTTGTGGAACCTTCTTAATTAGATAAGATGCTTCTAGTTGGGTGAACCAACCAGCACCTGGATTCCACCAAGCATTACCTTGGAATAGCAAGTCAAGACTAGCTTTAGGAATTGTTAATGGTCTGTCAATTACACCAAGTGACATACGCTTTACCCATTCTCCAGGGATATTAATATATGTCTTGCCATCTCTGACTTCAGTCATATTGTTTCTATCTGGAGCATTATAAACCATATGTAGTTGACGGAATACTGATGGGTCATTAACTACAATCTTACCCCACTTTTCAGCAACATCGCTAAATGCACCGAAGAATGGGAACACATATTTGAATAAATAAGCAGCATCTGTACGCTCTGAAGTATCGTATACTGTACGGCGTAGTTCTGCTCTAGACCATTGACGAGCACTGTATTCTAGCTTGCGCAGGTACTCTGCTGGAATCTCTTGTCCAGGGAATGTATCAATAGCATTACGAACCATAGCGTCCATACGCTTACGGTATAAATCTACATACATAGGGTGACGAACAAGGCTTGATTCAGGTACTTCACCAAAGTACTTATAGAAACCATCCTTTATATCAGCCATATGGCGTAGCAAAGAGTGCATACCATTAGCAGATGCTATCTGAGCTGCATTGATACTAGGATAGTTTAGTGTATCTGTACCAAAGTGCTTGATGATATCATCGTAATTGATGTTCTTTTCTAAAGCTTTTTTCTTTAAACCAGCTGCAAACGGTGGAAATATCTCATCGATATTATCCATATTAGCTTCTGCAATAGCACGAGCATCTCTACCCAGTGCAAGGTCTTTCATAATCTTGCGACCTTCGGTAGTTCTAGTTAGGAATGTTTCTGCCTCAGTAATAAGCTGTTCTCTTGGCTTATCTTGTAGTAGGATTCTGCTAATCTTTGAATTACGAATCTGCTTGTTAACTACACGCTCAAATCCCTGAGCCCAGTTAGGGTCAGTGCCATTGATTACTACGAAATCGCCAGTTGTCTCAAATGCATTGTTTAGTTTGGTGCGAGATGCTGAGTGATGGTCATCAACAATACGACCAGCTTCTTTAATAAACTTCTTGCGTATGTATTCTGCACGCTCAGGTGTAGAACCCAGGGCATCTTCATATGTAATGCCATCAACTTCGCGTAGTCCTAGACCAAATTTGTCTTGAACCTTAACTTTACCAGCTAACATGTTCTCAAGTTC